TCCTGTACTACTACGGCGGCGCGCGGATCAGCAGCGTGTGCAGGATGATGGGCTACACTCAGACCGTGACGCCGGAGGCAATCCGACATAGAGTGTGCAGCTGGAGAAAAAAACACCCGGCGCTTGCCGCCGGTATGCCGCACAAGCGGCCAAAACCGAAAAAGGAGACCAAGCTCATGAAAATGACCTATGATGAGGCGGGGTTGCCCGCCTACGCCTACGCCCGCAGCCGCTACACTAACAACATCGTCCGCATCGTGCGCGGGGAGCGCGCCCTGTTCGGCGTGGTGGAGCAAGAGGCCGTGGACACACTGAACGAGGCTGCGGGCGTCACCCGCGCCCAGGCTGCTGCCATGTACGGCGGGGCTATGTGCGGATGGGACAGCCCGATGGCGGACCCCAAGAACTACAATGAGGCCGGTGCCTACATCGGCCCGGAAATGGAGGATAAACATGGAGAAGAATGAGACCCCCAAAAACCTCGCCCTGCTGACGGCTGACGAGGTCGCGCTCAGTATCCTGGAGGTGGACGCCGAGGGCGTGCGCATCAAGCTGTGGCCGGATGTCAACGCCGTGCGCGCCCATCTGGAGGAGTGCTGTGAGCGTATGCCCGGCGGGCTGGCGGGCTACAGTGTGCGGCACTACGTTTGTGGGCGGTATCTGTACTGCGCCGTGGCCCTGGCCGACATCACAAAGGACGCCCCCTGCCCCACCACCTACCGCGTGAGCAGCGACGCGCCCACCAACGAGGCAGACGGCAGCTTTTTGGCCGCTGCTGCCGCCTGGAGCATCGGCGCGGGGGTGCTGAATCTGCCGCCGCTGCGCATCCCGGCCAGCAAGGTCCACATCGTCCCCCAGGGCAAGCCCGGCACCAACATCATTGAGCGCTACGTTCTGGACGATGCCCTCACCCTGGACGACATCACCTACAACGGTGACGGCAGCGTGGCATCGCTGAGGGTGCGCAAGCGTGATGGGAGCGTGATCACATGGCAGGCCAGCTGATCGCCCATGTGGCCGCCTGGTACATCCCAACGGGCCAGCCCTTAGTCAACGACATGGACGGGCTGACGATTGACGGTGCGTATCGCCTGGAGGCCCAGCGGATGCACGCCGAACTGGAGCGCCGCGCGCGGGGGCAGCCCCTATGCGTGGAGATCGACATCCGCCCGGTGAAGAACAAGCGCACACTGGATCAGAACCGCCTCATGTGGGCGCTGCTGAACAGGCTGGCGCTGGCGTTGAGCGGCGACACGCCCAGCGGGGTGACTGCCGAACAGTGTTATCTTGACCTGCTGGCCGAGTTCGGCGCAGAGGTCGAGACCTGGCGCGTGCCGGTCAAGGCCCTGCCCGCCCTGCGCAACACATACCGCGTTGTGCAGATGGTGGAACTGCTGGACAACGGCTACTGCATGGCCCGGCTTGGCATGGGCAGCAGCAGCTTTACCCGGCAGCAGATGCACGAATTCATTGAGCGCATCTTTGACCGCCTGAGCGAGGCCGGCGTGGACGATGCCGAGACAACCGAGCAATACCGAGACTGGAGGCGTGCCGATGGATTGCATTAAGTGCAACAGCAGCCAGGTGCGCGTCATCGACACCCGCGCCAAGGGGACCCGGCGGATATACCGCCGCCGCGTCTGCATGATGTGCGGTTTCCGCTGGACGACGGTGGAGCTGCCTGTTGGTGATGTGCGCCAGGCGGTGGATGCCGTCAACGGACTGGAGGAGCGCCGTGGCAAAAAGCATACTGCAAAGCGATAAAGAGTGCTACCTGTGCCGCAAGCGCTACAATCTGCGCACCACGCGCGGCCTGGAGGAGCATCACATCCTATTCGGGCGCGGACGGCGCGAGTTGTCTGAGCGGTACGGCCTCAAGGTCTGGCTGTGCCACATGCACCACAACGAGCCGCCCCTGGGCGTCCATTTTGACCCCGCCGCCCGGCGGGTGTTGGAACAGGCAGCACAATTTGCTTTTGATGAACTCCACGGCCCCGGCAGCTTTGCCAAGGTGTTCGGAGAAAAAATTTAGTTTTCGCTATACAAAAAACTGATAGGAGGATGCAAACAATGATTTTCCACAACAAGCCCAGATTGCACAGCGTTGAGAACATTATGCTGACGCGCGCGATGGGCGGCGATGTCAGCTGCAAGCAGATTGACGCCATCCATGAGGAGGCGTTAGAGGTCGTCCGCGCGGCGCTGGACGGTGAGCATGGCGTGTCTGACCTGGACATTCCTTTTTTGTGCGCGGCCCTGCGTTTCTGGCGCGATGAACTGACTGAGAAGATGCGCAGAGACCACCCGGCTGATCTGGAGACCGAGGCGTTCGCCTACATCTTGATGAAGCGGCATTATCAGATTGATGCCGCGCCCGTCGGAGGTGGTAAGTGATGCCCCAGATCGTGAACAAAAAGAGTGTGCTTGACATGGCGATGGGCGCGATTGCTGAAATCACCGATTACGAGGTAGAGCGGGTCGTGGCCAACATCATGGACCCTAACACATCGCCGACGGCCAAGCGCAAAATCACCATCACGCTGACCTTTGCACCGGACGACTACCGCCAGCAGATCGGCATGGACGCGCAGGCAAAGACCACCCTCGCGCCGATCCAGCCGGTGCGCACGTCCCTGTGCATTACCAAGGCGCGGGACGGCAGCCTGCTGCTGGCCGAGATGACGCCGCAGGTGCCCGGGCAGGTAAACATGGACGGCGATGAAGCCCCGATGCCCGCCATGGCCCGCGTGGGCCGTGCCGGGTATTAACACACAGAAAGGACAAAACAATGGAAAACAGCTTTTTGAGAGATGCTATTGACCGCATCACCGAGTTGGCGCGGCCCTCCGTCATGAAAGTCGATGACATTACATACGCCACGGCCCGCTATTACAAGGTTGACGGCCAGCAGGAAACTCCCGACCCGTATGAGGTTGACACCCTCAACGCCCTGGTTAAGATGATTCACACCGAGGGAACTAAAGCGTATAAGCTGCTGTATGTGCGCGTTGTGTCCCCGACCTGCGTTGAAGTCAGCAGCGGCTACACCCGCACAAGAGACTGCGCCCTCGATAGGGCTACGCTGTACAAGGCCAAGTCTGACGTGCCGCGCATCACGTTCAACGCCCCCATGAGCCAGGAACGCGCCGTTATCGAACTGCAAAGCCTGTACGCTGTCACCGATGACCGTGACTACCTGCTGGCCCTGCTGAGCCGCATTGACGTCAATCAGGGCGTGTCCAGTGTGGACAACGGGATCAGCCAAGAGGTCAGCGTCCGCACCGGCGCGGTGCTGAAAGAGCAGCAGACCGTCCAGCCCATTGTCCGCTTGCAGCCCTATCGCACATTCCTGGAGGTAGAACAGCCCACCAGCGACTTCCTGCTGCGCCTCAACAAAGACGGCGACCCGGCGCTGTACGAGGCTGACGGAGGGGCATGGAAGCTGGAGGCCAAGCGCAACATCGCCGTCTATCTGGGTGAGCAGCTGGCCGACCTGGTTGAGAGTGGCAACGTGGTGGTAATGATCTGATGCTTAACGTATGTGCATTACAGGGCCGCCTCGCCCGTGACCCAGAGCTGCGCCAGACGACCACCGGCAAGCAAGTGGCGACGTTCACCCTGGCTGTGGATCGCGGGCGCAAGGACGCCAACGGCAAGAGCGTGGCGGACTGGGTTCCAGTCATTGCGTGGGAGCGTGCCGCTGAGTTTGCCTATAAATGGCTCACTAAGGGCCAGATGGTAGCGGTAGATGGGCGGCTCCAGAGCCGCACCTACACAGCCAAGGACGGCACCAACCGCACCGTGCTGGAGGTTGTCGCCAACAACATCAACTTTTGCGGCAGCAAGGCGGACAACGCAGGGACTCTTTCAGCTCCCACTGAGGGGCCCAGAGTGGGCACGCCCGCACCGGAGTACAGCCGCGGGCCAGGTGACGACTTCGCCATGATCGAGGATGAGGGCGATCTGCCGTTTTAACCGCTGAAAACCGAAAAAGACCTTGCAGGGATGCGCCAAAAAAGGGCGCGGCGCACCCCTGTATTAAGGTCAGCCATTTTTAGGAGCTTGAAGATGGAAACACCGAATTTTTACGCAACGCTCCCCGCCGCTGTGCGGTACGACAAGAACCTAAAGCCCAGCGAAAAGCTATTGTATGCCGAGATCGTAGGGCTGACAAACGTAAAAGGCTATTGCTACGCCAGCAACGCCTATTTTGAGAGATTGTATGACGCGAGTACCAGAACAGTGCAGGGATGGTTGAAGCATTTGCAGGATTGCGGCTATATTGAGATCATCCAGGTGGGCGGCGGTGCCGGTGAGCAGCGCGCCGAGCGTCGCATCTGCCCGCTGGTTGGGATGACGATAGCACCGCAGACCCCCGCAAAAATCTGCGCCACCCCCGCAGAAAATTGCGGGGGGACCCCCGCAAAAAAATGCGCAGACCCCCCGCAAAAAAATGCGGGTAGATTATTACAAGATAATATTAATACAAGAGAGATTAACGCGGGCGCGCGGGCGCGCGAGAACGGGGACGTTTTGAGCATCCTCTTGAATGGATTCCCGGATGGATGCGGGGAGCGGTTGCGCCAAGCGCTGAAAGATTTTGCCGCTGCCCGCGCGGCGGGCAAGCATCCGCTGACGGCCAGGGCCGCCAAGCTCGTATGCTCTACCCTGCAACGCCTAGCCGATGAGGCTGGCGTCCGTGACCGCTACGGCTACATGGCCGCCGTGCTGGAGCAGAGCATTCTCCGAGGGTGGGAGGGACTTTTCCCCCTGAAAGATGATTTTGTGGATAAAACCCCGACCCAGCGCCCCGCCAACACGGCAGACCGCCCGCGTGAGATCGGGCCGGACACCGACATCACTGATTTTTTGTGAGGCTGAACGATGCAACAAGCAAACCTGACCCGCCAGCAGACAACGCAACGCGCGTTTCTTGGCGCGGCGCTGATGAACCCGGACGGCGCGCGGAATTACGTCACAAGAATGGTCCCGGCTATGTTTGAGGATGGCGTCTGTCACGACATTTTCGCGGCGATCCAGCAGTTGATCTACAGCGGAAGCCCAGTGGACGTCATCACGGTCATTAACACAGCGGCCAACGGACGCCCGGCGGATGATGTGAAAGTGGCCGTCATGCAGATGGCCGAGACCTGCCCCAGCGTCTCCAACATCGGCAGCTATGCAGCACAAATACTTGAGGATCACCGCTACAGATTGCTGAGCGGCGATCTGATGAAGTGCCTGGCTAAAGATGCGATGGACAGTGACGGCATCTGCCGCCAGCTGCGCCGCACCCTGGCGATGCAGGACGCAATCCTCAGCACCCAGACCGACAGCACGGCCCGTGACTTTGACGCGGTGCTGGATTCCGCGCTGGCCAAGCTGGATGAGCCGGACGACAGCCTAAAACTGGGCTGGCCCGAATTGGACAGGTACGGCGTTTTTGGTCGGCAGCGTGTGTGCGTTGTGGCCGGGCGGCCTGGGTGCGGCAAAACGGACTTTTCGCTCAACCTCGCGTCCCGCCTGTCCAAAAAATACAAGGTCTACTACTTGACCCTGGAGGAGACCGCTGAGGCGCTGATGGACCGCATTCTGTCCAAAGTGGCGCGGATTGATTCCGGCAAGATCACCAACAAGAATCTGGACCCGCACGAGCGGCAGATTATCGACAACGCCGCCGCCCGGCTCCGGCAGCATCACAACATGATGCTGGATGCCGACAGCAACCTCACTATTGATGGGCTGGAGGCCAAGCTGATCCAGCACAAGCCCGACATCGCTTTTATCGACCACATCGGCCTGTTAAGCCCCACTGACCCCCGACAGACCGAGTATCAGCGAATCAGCGAGATCACCCGGCGGCTGAAGGTGGCCGCCATGAAGATGGGCATCGTGGTTGTGGAGCTGTGCCAGATCAACCGCGCCGGCGTGAAGGGCAACGAGGGCCGCTTCTGCAATCTGGAGGATCTGCGCGGCTCCGGCACGATTGAGCAGGACGCCAACAGCGCGATTTTTGTGGAGAACCGCAAGCCCGAGGACAGCAAGGAGCTGCGCGGCGAGGACGCCTATCAAGATACCGCCGTTATGTACGCCAAGAACCGAGAGGGGCCGACGGGCGTTGTGTCCATGAGATGGCAGCCCCAATACCATCAATGGCAGCCAGCCCCGAAAGAAGATTTTGAAGAAATCGACCAGATGAACTGGCCGCAATAACACCCGCCGCCCCGGCGGGACAGGAGGATTACTATGATCAGCATTGCAATTATCAACTTGAAGGGTGGCGTCGGGAAGAGCGTCACCGCCTGCAACCTTGCCGCCGAGCTGGCCGCCAAGAGCAAGAGCGTGTTGGTGGTTGATCTGGACAAACAGGGTAACACAAGCAAGTTTTTCGGTGTTCTGGACTACGACAGCCCCAGCATCGCAGAGATTATGCTGGGCGTGTGCCGTGCGCCGGGTGCCGTGGTAGACACCAACCTGGCCGCCGTCAATCTGATTCCCTGCGACATGCGGATGCTGAAAGCAAACCGCATGATCTTGATGGACAACGGCCCGCGCCAATACCATCTACGCGATGCCCTCAAAGACGTGAGCGCCAACTATGACTATTGTATCATGGATTGCCCGCCAGACCTTGACATGGGCAGCATCAACGCCCTATGCGCGGCTGACTGGGTCATCATCCCGGTGGACTGTGATGAGTGGGCCTGTGATGGGATGCGGGAAATCATCGACCAGATCGAGCAGGTGCAGATAGACTACAACCCGCGCCTTAAAATCATGGGCGCGCTGCTGACGAAATACCGCCGCACCCGGTACGCGGCAGACGTCATCCACACCATTGCTGAGAAGCTGCCCGGCCTGGCCCTGCTGCCCACGGTCATCCGCTACACCGTGAGGGTTAGCGAGGCCAAGAGCGCACACAAGCCGCTGCGCACGTTCAGCCCGGATTGCACGGCAGCGCTGGATTATAAGGCGCTGGCCGAAAAGGTCGAGAACATCGTGTCCAATGTGGACACAGAGGAGGATTGAGCCATGAGCAAGGGATTTTCTATCAATGATATTCTCGGTGCCGGCGCTAAAACCGCCGCCCCGGCGGGTCAGAAAATGCAGGTTGTCATGCTGCCGGCGGCTGACATTGAACCGAACCCGGAAAACAGCATCTACGAGATCGGCGATGTCTCCATGCTGAAAGCCGACATTGCCGAGCGAGGATTGCGCAGCCCGCTGGAGGTCCTGCCCGCCCAGAACGGCAAATATATGCTGCTGGCCGGACACCGCCGTTGGACCGCGTGCTGTGCGCTGACGGCTGAGGGCGTGACCGGGTTTGAGGTCTTGCCCTGTGTTATCCACCAAAGCCAGGGCGCGGATGATGACCTGATCGCGCTGATCACCTCCAACGCCACGGCGCGCGAGCTGACGGACGGTGAGCGGCTCCGGCAGTACATCGCCCTCAAACAGGCCCTTGAACGCAAAAAGGCGGCGGGCAGCCTGGGTGGGCGCGTCCGCGATGAGATGAGCCGTATCACCGGCGATGGCACCGGCACGCTGGGGCGGCTGAATGCCATTGCCAACAACTGCGTGCCGGAGGTTCTGGCGATGGTGGAGCGCGGCGAGATCACGATGACAAGAGCCTACGAGTGCAGCAAGCTTTACAAGGTGCAGCAGGTCGAATACGCCAAAATCAAGTACGCCAGTATGCCGCCCATCACCGATATGGCCCGGCGGGCGGCCATCAAGTATCTGGTCGAGTGCGGTCTGGCCGACCAGTTTAAGAAGCTCGACTATGTTCGCAAGAGCGAATGGAACTACGCTGACAACAGGCTGGATGCCCGAAAGCTGGAGCCGGTGACGCTGGATCTGACTGAGGGCGAGACGGATGCGCTGCTTCGCATTGAGCCTGCTGGTTATTACAACTTTCGCGTCAGGATGCTGGACCCGGCGGATACAAACGAGGTTATTGCCGAAAGCTCACTCACTACACGAGATTTGTTCGATGCCGCCAAGCGCCTGTACATCAACAAGGACGATCTGACGGCGTACAAGGCCGAGGTGAAGGGCAAGCGCGATCAGGAGCGTGCCCGGCAGGATGAGGCCGAAAAGTGGCAGGCGCTGGCCCGGCAGGAGCTGGAGGCGTTTGACAGCTGGCCGCTTGTGACGCGGCTGAAGGACCTGGGCCTGACGATCCGTGAGCGGAAGATGGCAGACGGCGGGCGGCTTATCATTGCCGTGGATGATCTGACGCGCTTTTCCGGCCATGTGGATGGCTTTCAATACCGTGAGTGCTTCGCGGTGCGCCTCGGGCCGAACGGTGAGCGCGCAGGCCGGGACGGAGACATCAATGCGCTGGAATGGTACAAGCGCTGGTACAGCACCGGCGCGGGTATTGAGAACTACATTGCCGGGGACATCGAGCGGACCACGAGGGAGGCGAAAAAGAAATGAGCAGCGGATTTTGCGGGATTCCCGGCATGAGCCAGCCGCATCTTGACATGTGCGAGAGGTGCGCCCACAATAAGGGGCTGTTTAACCTGGATTGTGAGTTGTACTGCTACGGCGTCGAAAAGACGGACGGCGCGGGCATTGTGCTGGAATGTGATGACTTTGAACCATCTCCGGGAGGTGATGCCCAATGACCTATGATGAGTGCATCGTGTGGCTGAACCGCTACCGCGATGCCCGGCGGGTGGAGCCTCGACTGCGGGAACGGCTCCGGGAAGAAAACCGCCGCGCCGACTACGCCCGCGCCCTGCGCCCACCCGGCGGGGCCGGTGAGATTGACAGTGCGCTGCTGAGCATCAATACCCGGTGTGAGAAGCTGGCCGCTCAGCTGATGGACGGCGAGGCCGCCAGGGTGGAGATTGAGAGCGTCATTGCTCAGCTGGAGGATGCCTTGGAGCGTGAGGTCTTACAGATGCGCTACATCGACGGGCGCACCAACCGCCAGATCGCGGCGCGCATGAGGATCACTGAGCGCTATGTGCGCAAGCTCCATCGGCGGGCAATTTTCAAAATTATAAAATTAGTTCCGCCCAGTTCCGCCCCAGTGTGTTAAGCTGAGGGTGTCGAGCAGGTAGGGGCTTGATGCTCGACGGTTTGCTCGTTTGTATAATCCTCCTAAGCGGATAGTCGCCCCACATCGGGGCGGCTATTTTTTATATCTGGGCTGCAAGGTTGCAGGGTTACGGGTACGCCCGGCGGTTCGATTCCGCCAGCCTGGCCATAGTTAATCTCCTATTTCATAGCTGGCAGCCGGGAAAGACCGGCAACATACCGCACAGCCGCCCGCCCAGTTCCCCGGCGGGATGAACCTTGACAGGTGCAAGACCTGTGTGCGGGTACGCAGTGCCGTTGATGTGGTTAAACTCAGCGGATGACGGACGGCAATAGACCGTCATGCCCGGCGGGCGGGAGAGCCTCACCTACACCGAGACAAAAGAAACTCCGTCTCGCGCCGCTGGGCATCTATTATAATTTTACGCCCCGGCGGGTGGAGGTGCAGCGCGTGTCCAGTGTGGACACGCAAACAGTATGCGGGAGTTTGCCAAAGCGTTTTACAAGAGCAAAGCGTGGCAGCGCTGCCGCGATGGGTACGCCGCCAGCGTGGGCGGATTGTGTGAGGATTGCCTGGCTAAGGGGTTGTATCGCCCCGGTGAGATAGTCCACCACATGACAGAGTTGACGCCGGACAACATTAACGATCCGGCGGTCTCGCTGTCATGGTCCAACCTGAGACTGCTGTGCCGTGACTGTCACGCAAAGCGCCACGGCGCGCGGCGTAGATACCGTGTGGACCCGGCGGGGCGAGTGACGTCGAGGTGGTGACCTCCCCCCGGTCGAAAAAACGAGCGGGGGTGTGGTAGACCGGGCCCCAAAGTTCGGAAAAGCACTGAAAAGAGTGTAAAGGGGGTGTTGTTGTGGGGAGAAAAGCAAAAACTACGCTGATTCAAGAGGAGTACAACAGGATTATGGCACACTACGCCGAGCTGCCTAAAAATCAGATGGCGATTGTGGAGCCGCTGATCCAGAACGCGGCATTTATGAAAATCACGCTCGACGATCTGCAAAAATCCATCAACGCCGACGGGTGCAGCGAGGAGTACATGAACGGCGCGAATCAGTACGGCAAAAAAGCCAGCGCCGATCTGCAAGCCTACAACAGCCTCATCAAGAATTACAACACCGTGACCGAGCGCCTGGGCAAGCTGCTGCCCCCGGAAAAGCGTGAGAGCAGACTGGAGCAGCTGGCCCGTGAATAATTACATCTACGAGTATTACCAGAAAATCACGGACGGCACCATCATCGTGGGCCGGTGGGTCAAAGTCTGGTACAAGTATGTGGTGGACGGTCTGGAAAAAGGGCTGTTTCACTTTGATCCTAAGAAGGCGCAGAAAGCGATCCGCTTTGTGGAGAATTTCTGCCGGCACCATGAGGGCGCGCTGGCTCCCCAGCTGATTGTGCTGGAACTTTGGCAAAAGGCACTTTTGTCGGTACTGTTCGGCGTAATGGATGACACCGATCACCGCCAATTTCGTGAGGTCGTTGTCATTATCGCCCGAAAAAACGGCAAGACGCTGCTGGCCGCCGCCATTGCTGCCTATTGCAGTTTTTTGGACGGTGAGTACGGCGGGCGCATCTACTTTGCCGCGCCTAAGCTGGAGCAAGCGGGGCTGTGCTACGACGCCTATTATCAGATGCTCAGCAAGGACCCAGAGCTGAGCCTGCTTAGCAAGAAACGGCGCACAGACATCTACATTGCCAACAGCAACACGAGCGCAAAGCCGCTGGCGTTTTCCGCAAAAAAGTCGGACGGCCTCAACGTCAGCCTGTGCGTGGCCGATGAGGTCGCCAGCTGGCCCGGTGATGCCGGGCTGAAATTCTACGAGGTCATCAAGTCGAGTTTTGGCGCGCGCACACAACCCATGCTGCTGGCAATCAGCACGGCAGGCTATGTGAATGAGGGCATTTATGATGAACTGATAAAGCGCGCCACCCGCTTTTTGCTGGGTGATTCCAAAGAAACGCGCCTTGCGCCGTTTCTGTACATGATCGATGAACCGGCCAAGTGGAACGATATCAACGAGCTTGCGAAAGCAAACCCGAACCTGGGCGTAAGCATCAGCGTCAGCTATCTGCTGGAAGAAATCGCCATTGCCGAGGGAAGTTTGTCCAAACGGGCCGAGTTTTTGACAAAATACTGCAACATCAAGCAAAACTCTAGCCTTGCATGGCTGGCCTCCGATGTTGTGGAGCGCGCCTGTGGGGCGCACATTGACCCGGCCAACTTCAAGAACTGCTACTGCGTGGGCGGCATCGACTTGAGCCGCACCACCGACCTGACCGCCTGCGTGGCGATTATTGAGAAAGACGCCCGGCTGAACGTGCTGGCGCATTTCTTCCTCCCCGCCGAGAAGCTGCAAGAGGCCACCGAGCGGGACGGTCTGCCCTATGCGGCGTATGTGCAGCGCGGCATCCTAACGCTGAGCGGTGATAACTTTGTCGACTATCGCGATTGTTATAACTGGTTTAAGATGCTGATAGAGCAGTATAAAATCTATCCTTTGCAGGTCGGCTATGACCGATACACGGCCCAGTACCTCGTGCAGGATATGAAGCAATACGGATTCCACATGGACGATGTATTCCAGGGGTTCAACCTGACGCCGGTAATACGCGAGGTTGAGGGACTGCTGAAAGACGGCACCATCAACATCGGGGACAACGACCTGTTAAAAGTGCATCTGCTGAACACGGCGCTGAAAGTCGAGAACGACAGCGGCAGGTGCAAACTTGTGAAAATGAGCGCCGCCGACCACATTGATGGCTGCGCCGCGCTCATGGATGGGATGACGGTACGGCAGAAATGGTGCGCCGAGATCGGCGGCCAGTTAAAGAACGCGGGGGGATGAGCATGGGACTGTTTCAATCAATTTTCGGGAAGATAGCCGCCAAGAGCCTCGCGTCTGGATTCTGGACAACGCTTGACGGCTACACGCCCAGCTTTTTGACCTGGGGCGGCGAGCTGTATGAGAGCGAGATTGTGCGCGCCGCGATCCACGCCACGGCCACCCACGCCAGTAAGCTGAGCGTCACCGTGCAGGGACCGGCAAACCCGAAACTGCAAACCCGGCTCCGGCAGGGGCCGAATGAGTGGCAGACCTGGGGACAATTCCTGTACAGGCTTTGCACAATTTTGGAGGTGCAAAACACCGCCTTTATTGTGCCGGTCATCAATGAGTTTGGTGAGACCGTTGGCATGTTCCCCGTGCTGCCGTCCAGCTGTGAAATCGTGCAGTATGGGGCCGCGCCCTGGCTGCGCTACACATTCCGCAGCGGCCAGACCGCCGCCATTGAAATGGCGCGGTGCGGCATTATGACAAAATTCCAGTACAAGAGCGATATTTTCGGCGAGAACAACCACGCGCTGACGCCCACGATGGATCTGGTAAACCTGCAAAACCAAGGCATTGCCGAGGCCGTTAAAAACGGCGCGACATTCCGCTTTGCAGCCAAGATGAACAACTTCTCCAGCGATGAGGATTTAAAAAAAGAGCGTAAGCGATTCAGCCGGGAAAACCTGCAAGGCGAGGGCGGCGGCATTCTGCTGTTCCCCAACACCTACACGGACATCAAGCAGCTGGAGGCTAAGCCCTATGTTGTGGCCGCCGATGAGATGGAGCGCATCAACACCAATGTGTTCAACTACTTCGGCACCAACGAGGATGTGCTGCAAAACCGCGCCTACGGCGACGCCTGGAGCGCGTTCTATGAGGGTAAAATCGAGCCGTTTTCCATCCAGTTCAGCGAGGTTGCCACAAAAATGTTGTTTACCGAGCGCGAACGCGCGGGCGGCACGCTGCTGATGGCGACAGCCAACCGGCTGCAATACATGAGCAACACCGAAAAACTGAACGTATCGGCCCAGATGGCGGATCGCGGCATTATGAACCGCGATGAAATCCGCGAAATTTGGAACTTGCCGCCCCTGCCGGACGGCCAGGGGCAAGCGTACACGATACGCGGCGAGTATTACCTGCTGGGAAGCGATGGCAGCGTGACAAAGAAAGGAGACGACCTAACCAGTGGAAAGTAATGAGAAATTGTTGAAAAAGTTGAACAATGGCCGGGAATACCGCGCCATGCGGCTGGAGGTCCGAACCGCCGACCCCGCCGCGCCGGACTCCAAGCAGGAAGTGGAGGGCTACGCCTGTACGTTCAACCAGCCCTATTTGCTGTATGAGTACAGGGGCGACAGCGGCACCTCCTACCGCATCATGGAGCAGATCGACCCGCACGCTTTTGATGACTGCGACATGGATGACGTCATCATGCAGTACGACCATGAGGGCCGCGTCTTTGCCCGCACCAAAAACGGCACGCTGGCCCTGGCCGCTGACAGTGCCGGTCTGAAAGTGACTGCAGGTCTGGGCGGCACCGAGATTGGGCGGCAGTTGTTTGCCGAAATCAAGGGCGGCTACACCGATAAGATGTCGTTTGGCTTTACCGTGGCCGAGGATAAGCGTGAGACCACCCGCGATTTGGAAAACAACACCGTGACCGTGAACCGCACGATCACCAAGATCAAGAAACTGTACGATGTGAGCGCCGTGAGCCTACCGGCCAACGATGCTACATCGATCAGTGCCCGAAAATTCCTTGACGGAGAGATCGAGAGAATTAAAGCGGAGAGACTGCAAAGGGCGGATACCGCAACAAAAATCAAACTGAAACTTTTGGGAGTGTGAACCATGAAAAAGAAAACCAGTGAAATGACCATTGCGGAGCTGCGCGCCCGCGCCGCCGAAATCCGCACCGAGGTCAACGCCGAGGGTGCCGACCTGGACGCCTTGGAGGCCGAGGCCGATGAGATCAGCCAGCGCATCGCGCAGTATGAGACCGAGCAGCGCCGCCTCGGCATTGCCGCCAAGGTTGCGGACGGTGCCGGTGCGCCCCAGGACAACCCCACCGCCATCACCGATGCCCAGACCCGCGCCCAGCAGTTCAAAGAGAACCGCCGCGCCGTTCTGGGCGTGGAGGAGACCCGCGCCGTTCTGGTGAGCGGCGGTAAGCTGGCAACCCCCACCGAGGTCAACACCGAGATCCAGGACCGCGTTGGTGCCGGCGTCTCCAGCATCATTGATATGGTGTGGGTCGATGACTGCTCCGGTATGTCCACCGACCGCATCCCCTACGTCAAGCAGGATGCCGACGCCGCCGCCGATCAGACCGAGGGTGCTGCCGCCACCACCAAAGAGGCCACCTATGACTACATCGACATCACGCCCAAGTCGGAGGCGGTTCTGAGCCAGATCAGCAAGCAGGCCAAGAAGCAGACCCCCGTGAACTACTTCGCCAAGTGCCGCGCTCAGGCCCTGCTCAGCTTGCGCAAGAAAGCATCCGTCATTGTGACCGATGCGCTTAAAGCCAGCAAGCTCGTGGACACCATTGACGCCACGCTGGACAGCGCCAAGAAAGGCGTCATCAACGAGAAAACCCTGCGCAATCTGACCCTGAACTACGGCGGCGATGAGGCCGTTGAGGGCGAGGCCGTTCTGTTCCTGAACAAGAAAGACCTGGTTGCTTTTGGCGATGTGCGCGGCACAAACGAGAAAAAGGCTGTCTACGAGATCACCCCGGATTCTGCCAACCCCAACACCGGCATCATCAAGGAGGGCGGCCTGAGCGTGCGCTACTGCCTCAACAAGAACCTGACCGCCTGTGCCGGTACGGCCCAGACCGCCAAGGCACAGCCCACCATGTTCTACGGTGTGCCGCGCTGCCTTAAGCTGGATCTGTTCAGTGACTATGAGATCGCCGTCTCCGATGACTTCGCTTTTGACAAGCTCCTGTCCACTATCCGCGGTGACGTGGAGATGGGCGCGGATGTGGTCGTTCCCGGCGGCTTCGTTGCGCTGACGATTGCTGCCAACGCTTGATAGGAGGCTGTGACCCATGGCTGACAACGACCTGCTGTCCAAAGTGACGGTAGCGCTGCGCCGGTCTGATATGCCGGAGGAGCTGACGCAGGAAGTGAGCGACCTGGTGGATGCGGCCCTGGCTGACCTGAAACAGGCCGGTGTGTCCAACCTGGACACGCAGGACCCGCTGATCCGCCGTGCCGTCATCACCTACTGCCGCGCCAACTTCTGGCCGACCGGCGACTACGATAAGCTGAAAGCCTCCTACGATGAGCAGAAGGCGCAGCTGCGAATGACGACCAACTACACAGACTGGCCCGACGCATGAGCGCTGTGCTGTGATGCACCGCCGGAGTGCCTATGCCCGGCGGTGCTTTTTTAGTAAGGAGATGCCCATGTACTGGACGGAACAGATCACCCTTTTGCGGGACACCCCGAAAAAGGTGCAGGGTGTACTGGAGCACCACTACACCCAAGTGCGCACCGTATACGGCGAGCGCCGCAGCGTGAAGTGGGCCGAGTTTTTCGCCGCTGAAGCTGCCGGCACGACCCTGACCGCAGTATTTGTGCTGCATGCCGATGAATACAGCGGGGAGCGCGTGATCGAGTGGAACGGGAACCGCTACAGCGTCCAACGGGCTTATGAAACCGGCAGCACGGTCGAGCTGACCGTCAGTGACCTACCCCAGACAAAAGGAGGCCCGCCGTGAGGATGAATCTGGTGTGGAGTGATGAAGTCACGGAGCAGCTGACAAAGCTTGCCGATTTAGACTCCATTGCGCCCGAAATGTTGAAAAGTGCAGCCCCCATTGCGGTGGATGCACTGAAACAGCAGGTTGGAAAACACAAAAGCAGCCGCGCTAATAAGCATCTATCTGACAGTGTCGGCGCCGGGAAACCTAAAAAGCGTAAAAGAGGCGGCTACGGGTTGGATGTGAGCTTTAGCGGCTACGATAGTGGGCACGGATCCAGCCCCAAATACCCAAACAAGGTTGCACAGATGCAGAAAGCTGTGGCCCTAGAGTACGGCACCGCCAAAGAGCCCGCGCAGCCGTTTTTAAACAGCGCCGCAAACAGCTGCGAGGATGCTGTTAGCACTGTGATGCAGGATGTTTTGCGGCAAAGAGGTAAGCTATGACCATGATTGATGCGGCCTTGGCCGCACTGGAAACCGTGTGCAGCAATGTCTCATTTGTTAAAAATGAGGAGGATCCGCTGCCGGACAGCTATGTGGTGCTGAGCGTCTTGGACGATGCGCCGGAAATATACGCCGGAGATCTGGATGAGCAGCAACACTTGCAGGTGCGCGCGGCTTGGTATACGAGAGATCTGCCGCAGCCCTGCGCCAGAAAAATGCGCTGTGCTTTCAGAGATGCCGGGTTTATCATCGGCTCGACCGAGTACGGCTACGATAACGACACAAAACACTTTGTTGCATACGTTGAGGCAGAAGCCGATGATGGATGCGACTGGAATGAAAGAGAGGCACAATAATGGCTTATATCGGACTTCCCTACTATGGCTATTGCCCTATTACTGTGGTGACCAGCGCGGATGGGTCTGAGACGGAAACCCTCGGCGATGGCAAGATCACGCGCGCTGTTGTGAGCTACGCCGGCGAAAACGACAGCGACAGCAGCGAGCTGTGGGCCGGCGACCGCCGCGAGCAGCGCGATGCAGGCGCGCCCAGCGCGAAGCTGAGCATTGATCGCAGCTATCTGAGTCTGGCAGATGAGGCGGAGCTGTGCGGTCACCACTATGATGAGAGCACAAAGACGCTTGAGCGCAAAGAGGGTGATACGCCTGCCCTTGTGCGCGTTGCCGCGCTTGGCAAGCTGAAAAAGCCTGACCGAAAGCTTGCGTATCGCCTGGTGGGCTATTACCGCGCGAGCTTTGACCCCGTGGACGATAACCTCAGCACTGCCTCCAAGAGCACAAGTTACAGCACGACCAAGCTGGTAGGATCTGCGGAGTGCAACAGTGAAGGAAATTTTGTGAAAAAGCAGGAGTTTGATGGATACGAAGAGGCCCTGGCTGCACTGAAAGCATTCTTGAACATCAAGGGGTGAGGTTATGGCGGAAATTACGTTGCGCGGCCGCAAGTACCCGGCACTGTTCGACCTGCAGAACGTTAAGGAGCTTCAGGAGCACTACTCTGACTTGAGCACCATCGTGGCAAAGCTGAACGACCCGGAGGAGGCGGCATATATCATTTGGTTGCTGATCCGCGAGGGCGTTGAGCTTGACAACGAAGAACATCACCGAGATAACGAGGCTCCGAGCCTTGGGGTTGTTAAAAAACTCATTTCGTTCTCCGATCTGCAAGGCGGTTTGACCGCAAGCGTTGAAGAGGCCTTTATGGAGTTTTACGGAAAAAACGGGTCAGGCCGTCAGGCGCTGCAGGCGATGAAGACGATGCTGAGCGAATCTGGGTTGACGATGTCCCCGAGCGGCACTTTGACGGCGACCGAATCATAAATTTCCCCAGGCTGCAATACATCGCGGTGGGGCTGCTGGGCTATACCCGGCGGGAAACGCGGTTTTTGAGCCTGGATGAACTGCTTGCACAGTTTACAGAATACTGCGCCATGAATGGTATTGAACTGCCACAGGAAAGGGGGCTTGCAGATGTCGATGCCTAAAGCAGGTGTCAGCCTTGTCGTGGAAAATGACCAGCAATTCAAGGCGGCACTGAGCGAAGTAAACGCGGGCTTGAAGGTAAATAAGCAGCAGATGCAGCTTGTGACCGAACAGACCCGCGAAATGGACGACCGGCAGGCCGCCTTAAAGCAGCGGTACGAATCCGTGCAGCAGACGCTGCAAAGCTATCGCGACAAGGTAGAAATTCTACAGCAGGCATACGAAAACTCTGCCAAGCGCGAGGGAGAGGGCAGCAAGGTCACGATGCAGTGGAAGGCCAGTCTCATTAGTGCGCAGACCGAGGTTGCCAAGCAGGAAAACCTCCTGAAGGGATTGAGCGACCAGCAGGAACGAACCAACAAGACAACCGTAAGCCTGGCTGATGTGATCAATGGGCTGGCCAACACGCTCGGCATTTCGCTGCCGCCCGGCGCACAGGCAGCTGTGGACAAGCTTGAACAGTTTTCTGCCAGCGGCGCAGCTGCCGTCACGGTGGTAGGTGGTCTGGTGAGCGCGCTTGCAAAATCCACAATGGACATGAGCAAGACAGCGGATGACCTGCTGACCCTGTCCACCCAGACCGGCCTGACCACCGACCAGCTGCAGGAGTTTGAGTATGCCAGTGAGCTGGTGGACGTCAGCACGGACACGCTGCGCGGCAGTCTGGTGAAGTTGACCAACAATATGCAGACGGCGGCAACCGGGACAGGCTCTGCAGCCGATGCGTTTAAAAAACTGCATGTAAAAGTGTCGGACAGCAGCGGAAAGCTCAAGGACAACTATGATGTGTTTTTGCAGACCATTGACGCTCTGGGCAAGATGAAAAACGAGACTGAGCGGGATGCGCTGGCGATGGACATCTTTGGCAGGTCGGCAACGGACCTGAACCCGCTGATCGAGGCCGGCAGCGGCAGACTGGAAGAGCTTGCGGAGCAGGCGCACGAGGTCGGCTACGTTGTCGATAATGAAACGCTGCAGAGCTTTGGTGAGCTGGATGATGCGATGCAGAAGCTGGACAAGCAGGGCGACGCTGTAAAACGCAGCTTCGCGGAGGCGCTGCTCCCTGTCATTACTGCGTTTGCTGAGGCCCTGAGCGCTATCCCAACGCCGGTGCTGACGGCAGTTATCTCTATTACCAGCATCGCCACAGTAGTGCTGCTTGTGGTGAAGGCCATTAAAGACTTACAGGGGCCGGTTGGAACCGTGAAAAGCATGATCGGCGGCGTTATGAGCTTTATGGATCCGCTGTATATAAAAATCATGCTGATCGTTGCCGGCATTACTGCGCTGGTGGCTGTGGTCGCTGTCCTGGTCGGCAAAGGAAACGAAATCAACAGCGCCATGAGCGGTATATCCTCGGCTACAACGGGGACAATGCGCGCAGCCAACAGCAAGGTGCCGCAGTATGCCACCGGCACGCGCAGCGCGCGCGGCGGACTGGCTGTTGTGGGTGAAAACGGCCCGGAGCTGGTTGCATTGCGCGGCGGAGAACGCATCTACAACAGCAGCCAGACACGCGGCATGCTGGGCGGCTATGCTATCAATATCGGGAGCATTACCATTGATGCCAAGAATGTGAAAGAGTTCAACGATATTGTAAGTATCGCCAAAAATGAAGCCATGAGCATGAGACAGGGGGCATTGACATGAAATCACACAGCTGGAGCACAAGAAGCTATAAGGCTGGCAGCACAAACCCTTTGGCTAACTATCAGGCGTATCATTGCTCGTGGTTGTTCAATACCGGGATGGGGAGTACAAACCGCTATATAGGCGGCATGCAGGTCCGTATCCCTGCCTATGGTGATGCCAACTACAAGGTTAAACTCAGGGGATACGCACTAGCAAACAGTGCAGGCACATCCTATCATTCAGACACGAGCAGCGTGTGCGAGCAAAGCAATTTTTCACACGGAGATTGTTGGTTTGCATTCGATTCTTTTAGCCAGACGCGGAAAAAGAATGTTTTAGCCTACGGTGTTTTTGTAAATGCAGAAAATGGCTACAACAACATCGGAGCCAGCCGCGGTGATGCTTATATAAATTGCGTCAGTTATCAAGGTGTTGTTACGCCAACAGGCCAGACACTAACCAGCGGCACCGTTGCACGGTACACAAAGTATCGACTGCAGTGGACTACAGACGCCGAGGATGATTTTGAGCGCAGGAACTCGACCTGCAAGATCATCATCACCGATCAGGACGGCGGAAACAGTCAGACCTATACACTTAGCAATGGTGCGACATCCTTCGACCTGGATACTACCGCATGGTCAAGCGGCAGCGGTATTCGATGGCGCGTGCAGGTGGGGGCATACGGATCCGGCACGGTCACAGAGAGCGCCACCTATTCCCTGTCGCTGGCAGACCCGACCGCCAAGGTCGATGACCTGCGCCCCACCAGCAAGACATACTACGGTTTTGACGCAGTATTCAGCTGGGCGTTCACCGGCAGCATTGCCAGCGGCGCGATCAGCGGTGCATTACAGCAGGGATCCGCTGTTTTGCAGTACCGGACTGACAACATGGCTGACCCGGCAGATTTTGCAAGCGTCAGCGATGGCACAACCCATGTGAGTGTGAATTGCGGCACATTGCCCATAGGAAGCTATCAGTGGCGCGTTGTTGCAAAGAGCACCGTGGGAACCACACACACTTCCAGCTGGGTGCAATGCACCAATGTCGAGGTACCCGTCTCCGTAAAGGGAACAACGCCTGCGGCGGGTGCGTCCGCGCCCAGGGCAGTTACAAACCGCTTTAGCTGGGTGTTCAGCGTTGACAGCGATGACAGGCCCGGAGATGTGACGCAGCAGAGCGCGACACTGCACTTTAAGGCGAACAATGAGAGCGACTGGCATGAGGTCGCTGTGGCCGGTTCGCAGCAGTATGCAGATGTGCCCGCAAACACCTTTGCCGAAGGCGCTACAACACTGGACTGGTATGTTGTGGCGATTGCGAACACGGGTACAAAGGTAACCAGCGACACGATCAATGTGTCCACGCTGGACACGCTCAGCACGCCTGTGGCGGTGAGCCCCGCGGGCGAGTACATGGATGACGCTGTGCAGGGCATCACATTTGTGTGGCAACATGCCAATGTCACCGGCACGGCGCAGACAGGGTGGGAACTGAGTTATTCGGCGGATAGCGGTGCATCTTACACAGTGCTGGCCAGTGCGAATAATGCGGACAATAGCTATCAAGCGGCCGCAGGCACATTTAGCAGCGGCGTTATCTACTGGCGCGTGCGCACGAAAAATACGGACGGAGCGTTCGGCAGCTATTCCGGCGCGGCAATCTTTGCAATACGGCGAGCACCTAAGGCCCCGGTCATCTCCTACTATGACAACAAGCCGCTGGCAAAAATGCGGTGGCAGGCCAAAGAGCAGGACGGTTATGAGGTTGCGGTGGACGGCATCAGCCTGGGTGTACGATACGGCACCGGGAAGGAATGGCAGTCTGACGAAGTGCTGGCAGACGGGACGCACATACTTTCTGTGAGGATTTATAACTCGTATGGAGATGTATCCCCGTGGGCAGGCTGCGAGATCAAAGTCAAGAACCAGCCCGGCAGTGCCGTAAGCTGTCAGGCTGAAAGCCTTTGGGGCGAAGTGCAGCTGCGTTGGGATGGCGGCACAGGTTACATCCTGCGCGATGGAGTGCTGATAGCCAAAGGTGAAGATGGGCAGTACATGGACCGCACCAGTGCGCAGGAACACAAGTATATTGTGCGCGTATTTGGCGAGGATGGCTACTACACGGACAGCGCACCTGTCAGGGCTGCGCCTAGTGTGCCCTATGCCGCCATCGGCCTGTTGAACGGCAATGAGTGGTTGGCTTTGAAGTATGCGACCAGCTACCAGAATTACACAAAAAGCACAAGTCTGGGCGGCACATACCAGCAATACTGGGGCAAAAAACTCCCCGTTTGGCACGATGCCGGCAATCAGGTAGTTATGCACACCATTGCATATGCACTCAAAACAACGGATGAACTTGAGAAACTTCGCGGACTCGCCGGCAAGGTGGTCGTATACAAGGATCACGCGGGGCATTTGGCAATCGGTGTCTTTAAAGATCTGCAGGAGAACCGTGACCACGGCTGCACGCCTTTGAGCCTTAGCATTACCGAGACGCAGCAGGAGGCTGTGAAGTATGATCCGATATGAGTTCATTGCCATGCGCAGCGGCGCACCATACCGGGTGCTGCAGGTGCCCGCGGACTGTACCCCGCAGATCCGCTTTACCGGCAGCGCTGAGGTGAAGAGTACGGTAACTCTGACCGCGGAGCTGGACGCGGATATAAACTGGCTGACAGATATGCTGAGCGTGGTCCGTGTAGACAACACAAACCGAACGCCGTTGGGGCTGTTTAACATTACGACATGCCCCGAGAGTGTTGACGAGTACGGGCACAAGACGCAGGAGCTGACTGGATACGATCAGGGGTATGCGCTGCGCAACCTGAGCGTGTTGGAGCGCACGCTTATGATCCACGCCGGTACGCGTTACACTACGGCGATAAGAGAGCAGCTATTGGCTGCGGGCATCAATGTGGTAAGCATTATCGACACGGACGAGGTCCTGATGACGGACCATGAATGGGAAATCGGCACAACGCGGTATGCCGTTGTTGCGGCGCTGCTGGCAGAGATTAACTACCGAGACATCTACTTTGATGGAAACGGTGTGGCTGTGGCCGAACCATGGGAGCCTGCCTCTATCAATAATCGAACGCACCGGTACGGGCCGGACGAATCGACATTGCTGCGCATACCGATGAGCATTGAAGCGGACACATTTGACGCTGCAAATGTATTTGTAGATATCGTTAGCAGCGCCGATCTGGGAAAGGAGCTTCGGGCGGTGGCGGAAAATGTCAACCCTACCAGCCCGCTGAGCATAATGCGCCGCGGGCGCAGGATCGTAAGCGTCGAGACTGTGGAGGGAATCGCCTCGCAGGAAGCACTGGAAACGCACGCGAAAAACAGAATGCTGCTGAGTATGATGGGCGCTGCAAACTATTCGTTTACTTCCTGCGGCGATGCAGAACAGCCGCATCGGCTGAACGACAGCATTTTAATGATGCGTGACGGGATCGGCCTGCTGGAAGAACAGGAGTGGACGCTCGACTGCGTCCCGGGCGGTCAGATGACGCATACGGCAAAGAAGGTGTTTTACAGCATTGATTGAGAATTACCAACAGCGCAAAGCGCTGGAGACGACGACTAAAAGTGGGAACATCGCCACAGTGAGCGCCGTATACAGCGATGGGATCGCGCTGATCTTGCCCGGTGATACGACTCCGGCGGAAAAACATTATCCCTACAATGCCGCAGTGACATTCTCTGCCGGTCAACGCGTCCACATTGCGAGAGAGTCCGGCACAATCATTGTGGAGTATCCCATTGGTGGAAATGGCAGCTAAGAGGAGGTGGCCATCATAAAAACCATTGTACTGATGAACTATGACGTGGTCGTAGAGGGGAGCTTTTCGATCACGCCTTGCATTGAGCTGGGAACCAAGGACAGCTACGGCACGGAAAAGGTCCGCGTCATCTTCGGAGAGGGGTGGAGCGGCCTGGAAGCTTTGGCCGTGTTCCATGCACCCGGCGGGTCTGCGACAAAAAAGACAGTCGGAGCGGACGGTATCTTGGAAGTGCCGCCTGAGGCAACGGCCGACAACGCAGGCCGCGGCAAGATCGTATTTCTGGGCCTCGCGGATGGGCTGCAGCGCATAACTGTAGATCTCCCCTACTCCATCCGGGATCACTCTAGCATTGAAGGAGACAACCCCGGCACACCTACGCCGGATGTGGTGCAGCAGATCTTGGAGAACTCCAACAACGCGGTACGGGTGGCGCAGGCCGCCAAGGATGCCGCGGAAAACGCGCACCGGGCCGCTGAGGATGCCGCCATCAAGGCCGGCGAGGAGGCGGGCGGTGCCGCTGCCAGTGCTGCGGCGGCTGCGGCCAGCGCAGCTACCGCCAACGCAGCCAAGGATGCCGCTGCGAAGCATGAATACGCGGCGGCGGAGTCCGAGGACAACGCTGAGGCCGCGGCAACCGCTGCCGGGTGCGCGCAGGACGCGGCAGCGCAGTCTGAGAAGAGAGCAGCGACCTCCGCTGCGGCTGCCGCCAAGGATGCCGATAGTATTGCCGAGGCTGCCGAAAAAGCCACGCAGGAGGCCGCTGCCGCTGCCGGGTCTGCCACAGCGGCAGCGGAGAGCGCTGCTGCGGCTGCTGCGTCCGCCACGAAGGCGGGACAGTCTGCCGGCACGGCCACGGAAAAGGCAAGCGCAGCGGAAAGTGCGCGGGCCGCTGCCGAGAGCGCCAGCGCGAGCGCATCCGCGAGTGCAAAAAGCGCTGCAGATGCCGCCAAAACGGCTGGCGATGCGGCGACAAAGGTCATCAATGAGGGCGTGGCCGAGAAGCTGACCGAGATGCAGGGCATCCAGGAGGATGTCAAGGCCCGCCAGCAGGATGTGACCGAGAAGCAGGCCGATGTCACCGCCAACGTGGAGCTGGCGCGGCAGGCCGCGCTGAGCAACGGCTACATGCAGATGGGTGTTGACCCGGACACGGGGCATCTGATGTACACGCGCACGACCAATCTGAAAGATAAGATTGATTTTGCTATTGTCAATGACACGAATTTGGAGGTACAGATTCATGGCTGATAGTTCTGTTTTTACCACCGATCTGGGCGCTGTGACCGCCTACGCCGACGCCAAGGCACACGGCTACACCGGCACCCGTGAGGAGTTCGGCGCGCTGCTGGCGAATGCGGGCAGCAATCTGACTGAGGCCGAGGCGGCCAAGGCTGCCGCGCAGGCCAGCGCTACGCAGGCAGGCCAGAGTGCGAATGCTGCTGCGGCATCTGCTAAGGCTGCCGCGTCTGCCGTGGGTGCAACGTTCTACGGCGTGGAGTTCACCGGCAGCACGTCGGCGGGGACGCGGACGGGGGCGGCGGCGGAGTTTGTGTTTACGCCGGGCACAGACACGAGCGCCGGGCAGAACGACTTTGACGGGGTATATCCCTGGGCAGGGATGCGGCGCTGCTGCTGCACGCTGAACGCGGACGGCACGGTCACGGTCAACGCCTACAAGGGCCAGCCTGGGTACATTGAGGACGGCACCAACGGTGAGGTGCTGGTCGAGGTGCCGCTGTTCTATGTGGCCGGTATGTTGGACGTTGACCCGCGCGTGTCGGCTGTGCCGATGCCCGGATTCCGCGCGCCGCGGAAGTTCCGCAATGCGGACGGCTCCCTCAAGCAGAAGTGCTACCTGCCCGCGTTCCCCGGCTCCATCGGCAGCGACGGCAAGCTGCACAGCATTGCTGGCGTTGTCAGCACCGGCAGCAAGACGATCTCGCAGTTTCTGGCCGCGGCGCGGCTGTGGGGCGAGACCTACTGCATCAATACCAGTGCCGACTTTGAGGTGCTGGCCTACCTGATGATCGTGGTGTACGGCACCCGCAACGTACAGGCCAAGATGCGCGGCGTCACTGACCTGTACGCCACCAACCAGGCCGTGACCGGCGCGCGCACTGATGAGGCCGCTGTCACCGTCGCCAAGGGCGTGCTGGAGGTCGGCAACGTCATCTCCATCGGTACCGGCGCTGAGAATGCGAGCATCGCCAGCCAGCGCATCGTGACGGCCATCGAGGCCATCGAGGGCGACACTGCCAACGTGAAGGCGAGCTTCTCCGGCGACGCGGTGACGACCACCACCGATCACAAGGTCTGGCGCATCATGGAGGCAACCGGCACGGCCAACAGCGTCATCTCCACCTGTGGCAGCCCCGTCAGCAACACCGACGGCAGGCACAGCTTTGTGTTCTATGGTGTGGAAAACCCACTCTACGGCAACCAGTGGCGCTTTGAGTGCGACTGGAAAATCGTGAACGGCGTTCCCTACATCTGCAACGACACCAACTACAACTGGTCGAGCGTTGAGAACTACACGAAGCTGGATTCCCTCACGCTGCCTAACGAGGGCTGGGCCAAGAACCTGCAGGCCGATGAGCGGTTCCCGTGGCTGCAGATCACCAAGGAAGTCGGCGGCAGCAGCGGAACCTATCTGGCCGACTACTTCTACATCAACAAGAGCGGCGTCCGCGTCGCTCTGGGCGGGGCGGACTCCGGCTACGGTGGCGACGCGGGCGCGTTCAACGTCTACCTCCGCAGCGACCCTTCGTGGCTCTGGTGGAGCTGTTCGGCGGACCTTTCTGTCCCCGGTTAAGCGGGGGCGCGGGGGCAGCAAGGCCCCCGCAACTATACGACATTGACATTATCCGGGACAGGCTAACGATCTCATCATTCCCGCGTCGCTCTGCGCGGGGCGAACTCCAGAAACGGTGACAACGCGGGCGCGTTCAACGTCAACCTCAACAGCGACCCTTCGTTGCTCTGGTGGAACAGTTCGGCGGACCTTTCTTTGGCTGCGGCCCTTATGGGCCGTAGGCGACCTATACGCAGAGATCGAGATGCCTCAGCCCTGGCTGAAAATTGGCCCATCCGGCACGCCGAGTAGACGCGACAGCGGACGAAACGTGTGTAGGCCAAAGAAAGATTATAAAATGCCTAAACGCATTGGAAATTTACTGCCGGTCATGACGGACCGGGAATTTATACGGAGGTGTATGGTAGACCATGCGAAAAAGAGGATGCAAGACCCTACCACGCTGCCCGCCCTGACGCACATTGAGGCGTGCATTGACAAGGTGCAGCACTGGGTACGGTACGGCGGCTGGAAGCCCAGCGAGCCAATACACACCCGGCACTATGAGCCGAGCAACGGCAAGCTGCGGGACATCGACTATGTGCCGTACTGGCCGGATGGGGTCATGCACTGGGTATTGATCGAGGCAATCTATGACGTGGTCGTGCCTAAGATGGACCCCTACTGCATAGCGGGCATTAAGGGCCGAGGGCCGCACAAGGCCGCCAAGCAGGTTGCGCGGTGGATGAAAACAGACCGCGCCGGGATGAAGTACGGCGCAGAGCTGGACATACACCATTGTTTCCCGGAGGGCGACCACGATTTTATAGAGTACGGCTATAGGCAGCTGATAAAGGATAAATACTGGCTGCGGCTGGCTGACGCCGTCGTGGACAGCTTCAGCGACGGGCTGCCGATTGGGTATGTGACGTCGCACTGGTTCCAAAATCTTGCTATGACGGCGTTTGACCGCTATGTGCGAGGTCTGGACGGCGTGGCGCACTACTACCGCTATGTGGATAATATCCATCTGTACGGCCCGAATAAGCGCAAGCTGCACCGTGCCCTGCAGGCGGCAATGGAATGGCTGGCGGCTGCCGATTACACCTGCAACCAGTGCTGGCAGGTGTACCGCACCGACTACGTAGACCGGGACGGCAAGCACCGCGGGCGCGCGCTGGACGGGCTGGGGTTTGTGATCTACTGCGACCACGTAAGCTACAGAAAGCGCACGACGCGGCGGCTGATCCGGTTGTGTCTGGACATCAAAGCCCGCCCGCATGGTGTGCCGACGCCGCATCAAGCCAGGCAGGCCGCGTGCCGGATCGGCCAGCTGAAACACGCTAATATGCACCGATTCCGCGTTAAGTACGTTGACGGTGTTGTGAGTTACCGCAAAATCAGAAAGGTGGTACAAAATGCTTAAATGTGAGTGCAACGAAAAACACGCCCGGCTGGAGTGCGAGCCGCTGCCCAACGGCCTGACGCTGGTCCGGGTGTATGAGGACGAGCAGGAGGTCACCCGCGAGGGTGTGTCCAACATGGACACGCCCTGGCACGGGTACAGCTACACGACATGCGAGACGGTCACACAGGTGCCTCAGGCGGCGGTTGACGTTGATACCTGGGCCGCCCTGGTTAAACAGGCCGACTATGACACGGCTGCGGCTGCCGTGCGCGCTGAGCGGGACAAGCTGATCGCCGCCACGGACTGGACGGTGCTGGGCGACGCCAAGACGGTCAAGGCCGACTGGAAAACCTACCGGCAGGCGCTGCGGGATGTGCCCGAGCAGGCGGGCTTCCCCTACGCGGTGGTGTGGCCCACGCCGCCGACCGAGGAATGAGCGAGGAAGCGGATTTACTGGCGCGTGTGATGCTTGTACTGTGGGACTACCGCGAGGCCATACCAGCCGCGCGGGATCTGCTGGATGAGTACGAGGCGCTGGTGATGGATACAGATGAGGTAATACAATGAGACTATCTAATGGAGAAGTCCTGCTGCACTGGCCGCTGGACATTCATGTGCTGACGCAAGGGTGGTATTACAATGACGGCAGTTTGCACCAGGCCGTTGACCTGCGCACCCAGATTGACAACATGTATATCCGCCCGGTCTATGCCGCCGAGGACGGCACCGTGGATCAGACCCAGGACTGGGACGGACACACGCGGACGGGTATGCAGAGCTATGGCAACATGGTGCGTATCAGACACGCCGACTACAAAAGCAAGACCTTGCAGACACGGTACGCTCACCTGTCCAGCTATTGCGTCAAGTACGGCCAGAGGGTCAAAGAGGGCGAGATCATCGGCTACAGCGGCGTGACCGGCAACGTGTTCGGCGCGCATTTGCACTTTGAGGTTATCCTGGGCGGCAAGCGCACCAACCCGCTGACCTGGTTGGACAATGACTACACCCTCGCCACGGGCAGGGAGTATCAGTTCAACAAGGGCGAGCATAGCGTTGTTGTGCCGGAGGCCGACAAGCAGACACCCAGCACCGACACAACCGCCAACGAGGCTAAGACCGTACAGGCTATCTTGATCGGTCCGCTGGACGCCCAGACCGCCGCCTATTTTGACGATGCGGCCAAGACCATGCAGTTGGGCGCTGACCGTTATTGCGCCCTGGCCGTGGATGCTGAGGGCAAGGCCGTCATGCGCTGCGCGACGCTGTCCGGCATGGATGCGGTCAAGCTGTACCAGATTGCCCAGGCGCAAGGGCTGAAAGAGGAGTATTTCTCTAAGTTTGTGGGGTGATGTGGATGGAGCAGATCGCGGTTGCGCTCATCACGGCAGGGCTGGGCTTTGTGGGCGTTATGATTACCAACTATTTCAGCAACAAGAGCCTGAGCGACAAGGTTACACACCAGCTGGAGGTTGCGCAGGCCGTAACGGACACCAAGATCGAGGAGCTGACACGCGAGGTGCGGACGCACAACAATTTTGCCCAGAGGATTCCAGTGTTGGAGGAGAAAATGTCCGTTGCAAATCATCGCATTGACGACTTGGAGCGGCACGAGGAAAATGGAGGGAGAATCTAATGCAGGATTTTTTGAAGAATTTGGCCGCGCTCATCAAGGTCAAGACCATTGTGACGTTGATCGTCGTGACCGTCTTTGCTGTGCTGGCCCTGCGCGGGGGCTTGCAGCCTGATACCGTGATGACAATCGTGACAATGGTTATCGCGTTCTACTTCGGCACCCAGAGCGAGGGGAAAAACAATGGGAAATAAGTAAGCGGCAGGCTGCTCAAATGTGGGCAGCCTGCCGCTTTTTTACGGTGATTTTTGGGGCAAATTACTACGAACTTTTTACGAACTTTTGGCCGATTACGAACCATTTACGAAGCATTATTTAACAGTATTCAACAGTATCTAACACTATCAGACAAATGAAAAACCGCGATACACCAACCTTTGCAGGTTGTATCGCGGTTTTTACATTGGCGGAGTAAGAGAGATTTGAACTCT